ATACATATAAATGAATAAATAAACAATATGGAGAAGGAAAATGAATGTTCAGGAATTGATTGAACGCTATGAAAGCTATGAAGGTATTTGGGACGCTCCAGGAGCAGAAGCCGCTCGTAAATGCTTTTTACGAGATTTAAAACAATTAGATGACCAACATTCCGGGCATGTTGAAGAAGCGCCACGCTATGTCAAGAATGTACTAGCTCGCTTGCGAGAATTGCCATTACATGACAGAGAAGTCTGGTTAAAAGCTATCATGAGCGAATTTGAGCGGGATTTCAGCCGTGCGATATGGCGCGAGGGATACAAGCAAGGCAAATTTGAGGGCATGCTTGGATGTGAGAAAGTCACAATTCCTCAATTTGTTGCGGATTGGTTGAGCAACCTAAAAAGTGGCCTGTTTGGGTTAAATTACGACTCAGTACCAAGTGAAATTTATGATTGGGTATATGCTACAGAAGATAATCTCAGAAAGTTGCATTTAGCGTTTGTTTATGGCTACGAGGTCGAGAAAGAGAAGCGGTATTTGGTTAAGATTAAAGGGATTGACCCTGATTTTGATATTTTGAAATTTAATTTGGGGGCAAGAAATTGGTTCACAGGTAGCAGACATGAATATAGTTCTTTTAGATTACACCACAGACGCAAAGAACTCGAAGAAGCTGGCTTCGGCTGGGTGTTTGATTGTCCGGGTATTGAGATTGAGGAGGTAGAAGAATGAGTTATGATCTTGAAATTTTAGGTAAACTTGAAGGTGGGGGATATGTCTGTGTTGATACTCCAGAACATAGTTCCCCGACATATAATCTTGGTACTATGTTTAGAAAGGCCATGAAGTGGGATTTTAAGCAAGGTAACATTTACAAGGTTACTGATGTTTTCGGACACATCAAACATGGTATCAGAGAGTTGAAGAATCACCCCGAGAAATATCGTCAATATGAACCTGAAAATAAATGGGGCACAGTGGAAACGGCCTTTGTAACTTTGGAGACTTTGCGTGAATGTATTTTGGAACAAGAAATTGAACGCAAACATCTTTATTTAAGATGGTAACAAAAAAAAAGCCAAGACACTCTCTGCCTCAGCTAAAATCACAATAAGATTATTATATCATAAAAGGAGACAGAGAGTGAGCAAGGCGAAGGCTATTTTAAAGGATTTAAGAAATCTTGATCTATATATTGCAAGTTTGATTAGACGAAGAGACAAGGTTGAAGCCTCGCTCTTGTCTAGCCAGAAATTTTCTCCGGATAAAGTTTCAGGAGGGGTTAAACGTAAGCAAGATGATATCTATGTCGAGTTGATATCGGCCAAGGAAGAAATAGAGCAGAAGACCGCTGAAGCTATCAGGAAGCAAAGAGAGTTGCAGGGGTTGATTGACTCTCTGGATAACACGGATAGTCAGGCAATACTGAGCTTAGTTTATATTGATAAGATGACGAGATGGCAAGTCATGGACGAGTTAAATTGTAGCGATAGGACCTACTATCGTTTGCTTAGACAAGCCAAACGCGATTTAGACCGTTCCTGTCAGTAAATGGCAGTCTTTGGCAGTTTTTGGCACTGATTGTCAGTGCGTGGCAGTTTTAACGTGCTATTATAGTAGTATCAGAAAAGGGCAGAAAACTACTGCTCTTTTTTATTTATTGATCTAAAAAAAGATTGGTGAAGGTATGCGACCGCAAAAACTAACAATGCAAAACGGCAGAAGAGCATTAAGTGATTATGGTTCTCGCTCAGACGAATACAGAGAATACAATCGTTTGAGATGGAAGTATGATCGAGAAGTCAAAGCGTTTTACAATTCGAAAGTTTGGAAAGAGACTAGTCGAATCGTTCTGCTTGAGAATGATTATATCTGCGAGTATTGTGGAGCAGAAGCAACGATGACAGATCATGTGATTCCAATAAAGAAAGATTGGAACAGAAGGTTAGACAGAAAAAACTTGAAAGCAAGTTGCAAGAGATGCAATGATGCAAGAGCGATTAGAGACCGAAATGGTCTGCTCTGACCTGTCAATCGGTTGTCAAGCCTCAAAAATGGTAGACGAATAAATATATTTATTACTCCTTTAATGTTCGGAAATTACCCCCTATTATTTTGAACGGGGCTATATTGTTTCGGTTTTAAAGGACGCGGCCTTTTCTGCACGAAAAATTCCCTTTTTGAAACTTAAAAAATAGCCATTTTAGTAAAGGAGGTGTCAATTTTGGGAAGAAAAATGAAGATTGTTGAGAATAACAAGAAGCACTTAACCAAGGAAGAGAAAATAGCTCGTAAAAGCATACAGGACAAGGCTTCTGATGGTTTGGATGCGTTGCAAATTACACCGCCGAAACATTTTGATCCTATCGCGAAAGCAGAATATAAACGAGTGATCAATGATTTGAGAAAGCTACCCCTAAGAAACCTGGATCGAGCTGTTTTAGAAACGTATTGCACCTGGTATGCGGTTTATAAGGAATTGTCCCGTGGCCTGCAGCAAAAAGGCTATGTTTATGTGAATGAAAAAGGGACGGTCCTGCCCAATAAGATGTTGTATAGTTTAGAACGTGCGACTACTAACTTAACACGCGCAGCGGCCCAGCTTGGTCTGACGGTAGACAGTCGGATGAAATTGTATGTGCCACAAGTTGAAGAAAAGAAAACAAGTATTTTTGATAAATTTGGAGGTTAAAATGAAGAGACCTAAAAGATATCCATATTCAAGGAGTGCATATGAATTGACTGATGCTCAGGTCGTGTACCGATACGCGGATTGCAATCCTGTCAGTGTTGAATATATCTACCTTAATCGTTTTACAAAAGAAGTGGTTAGAAAATTTAAGAAAATATAGTTAGCGAGTTGTAATTACTCGCTTTTAATTTACTTGAAAGGAGGGATTGCAATAAAATATGACTATAAGCCGATTGCAAGTGAATATCGTGATGTAGCTTTTGATTATGCAAAAAGCGTGGTTGATGGCAAACGGATTGTTAGTCAGAAAGTTTTTAAAGCATGTTTACGTCATTTAAATGACTTGAAAAAGATTTCTCGAAAATCTTTCTCTTATGACTATATTCCAGAAAAAGCTCAGGATCCAATTGATTTTATCGAAATCCTTCCAGATGTCAAAACTGGTAAGCCTTATCCTCTGGCCGAATTTCAGAAATTTATTCTAGCTAGTTTGTATGGCTGGCGTAGGAAGTCGGATAATTCTATCCGGCGCTTCAGGAAAGCGATGATCTCACTGGCCCGCAAGAATGGTAAGACAATTCTTGTGGCTGGCATATTGCTTTATGAGTTTCTGTTTGGTCGTAATCCAGCTATGTCTAGACAGCTCTTTTGTACTGCAAATGATAAAACCCAAGCTAAAATCGCTTTTGAGATGGCTCGAAAACAATTGGACGCCTTGAGGGCTCAAGATGAGGATGTCAGGAAAGCTACAAAGCGGGTCAGAGAAGAGTTAAGAAACTTGGTGGACGAATCCTATATCAGACCACTGAGTCGCGATACAGGGGCTGTAGATGGCTTTGAGCCGTATGTTGGAGTGCTGGACGAGTTTGCAGCATCTAAGACCAATGAGATGCTGGAGCTTTTGGAATCAGGCCAAGGTCAGTTGGACAATCCGCTAATTCTGATTATTTCCACGGCGGGGCTTGATCTTAATGTCCCGATGCACACGATTGAATATCCATATATCGAGAAAATTTTGAATGAGGAAGTAGAAGATGATGGATACTTTGCTTTTATCGCAGAACAAGATAACGAGGAGGAGATTGCAGATGAAACCAACTGGATAAAGTCGAATCCTATCCTTGAGGTACCAGCACTTTACGATAAAATCATGAATTACTTGCGAAAACGTAGAAAGGTATCTCTGGAGACTGGGACTGTGAATGAGGTCTTGGTCAAAAACTTTAATATGTGGCGGCAATCATCAGAAACATCTTACATGGACAAGCAGAGTTGGGCGCAAGCCAAACTTGACAAAAAACCAGATACTAGAAAACGCAGGGTCTGGATTGGTGTCGATGTCGGAAAGGTCAGTGACTTGTTTGCCATCTCGCCTATGGTCCAGATGGATGACTACTGGTATGTGGATAGTTTTTCTTTTATTGCCACAAAATACGGCCTTGTGGCCAAGGAGAAGCGCGACGGTGTGAGTTATACAAATCTGGAGCGCATGGGTGAATGTGAAATTACCACTCTTGAATCTGGTGTAATTGATGATGAGCGCGTGCTTGAAAAAATCGAGGAGATGGTCTATCTTAACGACTGGGAATTACAAGCGATTTGCTTTGACCCTTATCAATTTAGCTCGTTAATTGCCATGATTGAAAAACGACATCCGGAATGGCCATTGATCGAGGTGAGACAGAACACAATGGTCCTAAATATGCCAACTCGGCAATTTAGAGACGATGTGCTGAAAGGTCTTATCAAGCATTCGGGGAATCAATTGCTTACAATGGCCGTTAACAATGCGCGTGTGAAAGTCGATAATAACGGTATGCGGATTGACAAGGATAAACAGAGCAATAAAATTGATCCACTAGATGCTCTTTTAGATGCTTTTGCTGTCTGTTATCTGGAGCCGTTTGACGGTTCGGGGTATTGGACAAATGAAAAAATTATGGAGGCAGGTTCGCTATTTTGAGATTGCTAAATCAAATACACACAATCCTATTGCTAGTTGGCTTAGGATTTTTAATTTACGGTCTTTTTCTGATCGGAGAGATTGTGGGCTATATTTCTACCGGTGTTATTTTATGCTTTTTAGGGGCATATATCGATAAAACAAAATAAGGAGAATCAAATGAACAAACGAATTAAAAAGAAAAAAAGCTTAGTGCAGGAAGTGCAACAGCTGCGATCAGATATGCTTGCGCTGAGTCGTGAAAATCTCGACTTGTATGGGAAGATATCTGCATTGAATGCTGAATTGAATGTGATGCGTCAGTCACAGGAACGTCATGAGATCGCATGTGGAGAAAATGTGGAAGCAACAAATGCGGAATTTGATAAAATCAAAGATGATTTGAAGCAATTGAAAAAACCGTTTTGGAAGCGGTGATATTGTAAACCCTCTTAAAATTTGATAAAATTAAGTAATTTTAGGAGGTAATAAATATATGTCAAAAGAAAAGATCGCTCCGGTGTACATTGATGAAGATAAGAATGTGTACGAATTGAAGAAACCTGTATACAAGAAGCCGTTATTTTGGTCAACTATCTTTCTTTCTGCACTTTCTGTCTTCTTGGTGGTTGTTATTTATCTAGCTGGCGTCTACACAATTGGGGTCGAAGAAGCCCTTAAAAGTAATAATGTTTACTATGATCAGAGAGATAAAGATATTTATCAACTTGATAATGGCAAGAATTCTTTCCTTTCCGGCAAAGAAGACAAAAGCACTTCACTTTTGAAGGCAGCGAATGCTTTTTATAGACGCTATGCTTCCGAGGATGTCATAAACAATATGACAGATTTTGTGTTGCCTGCGAAGTTTAAAGAGCATTTTAAAGAAGAAGTCGATTATACTGCAGGAAAACTGACTATTAACTATGCTAGAGTTGATACAAGCAAAAAGCTGAAAACGGTGAATGAACACTCTGGTGTTGTTGTCGTTGGAATGACTTTCAAAAACACAAGTTCAAAACCAGTTGATTTTGATGTAAGAGGCTTTTTCCCGCAGCTAGAAGATGGGACATATCCATTTTTTGATTCTATGTTTACTGGTGATAGTGGAGCAGTTATAAACGGTAGCGTGATTACAATAAAAGAAAACTCTACTGTCGATTTTGCTATACTTTACGGAGATAATGAAGAGCTGCCAGAACAAAATATTAAGGTTAGAACAGCCACTACCATATGGGAGTAAAAGATTAGCATCTTCGGATGCTTTTTTGATATTTTAAACTTTTTTAAAAAATCTCTTGACTTTTTGTGACCACTATTATATCATATAGTCGTGGCAACAGAAAGTAGGTGATGAAATGAGTCCACGGACTGGAAGACCTAAGAGTGAAAATCCTAAATCTCGTCAATTTAGAATGAGATTGACTGAGGAAGAGTTCAGTAATCTTGAACAGGTTGCTAAACAAAAAAGCATGACCAAAACTGAAGTAGTCATGCGCGGGATTGAACTTGTTAAGTCTGAGAAAACAAAATAACGTATAATCCTCCCTCGCCAAAGTTGAGATTATACGTTATCGCTCGAAAGAAACTCTTTCTGAAATCATTATATCAGAAAAGAGCTTCTTTGTCATACCGCAAAGGAGTTTTTATTATGGCAAAAATTGAACTTTTAGACAGCTACGAAGAATTAGTGGTCTGTACCGCTGAAATTAGAGAAAGCCTTGAAATTATACATGAATGGCTGTCGACAGAACCTAAATTTGATGATTATTGGTCTTATTATGATTTAATTGCAGCACATGGCGCACATTTTGCTTTACTTAACTTAATCACGTTTCGTTTAGACAGCTTGATTGAAGAGCACACAACTATTATTGAGAAAGGACGATAAAAATGGAACTACAAATTTTTAAAAACGAACAATTTGGAGAAGTGCGGACGGCAACTATCAATAATCAGATTTATTTTAATCTTAATGATTGTTGCCAAATTCTAGATTTAAGCAATCCTCGTAAAACGATTGAAAGATTAAATAAAGATGGCGTCACTACTAGTGACATCATCGACAGTCTAGGACGAACTCAACAAGCAAACTTCATCAACGAAGCGAATTTCTATAAACTTGTTTTTCAATCTCGCAAACCAGAAGCAGAGAAATTTGCAGATTGGGTTACTAGTGAAGTTTTGCCATCCATCCGCAAAAACGGCGCTTATATGACCGACCAAACGCTGGAGCAGGCTCTGACAAGCCCAGATTTCCTCATACAGCTCGCAAATCAGCTCAAGCAAGAAAAAGACCGCAATCTTAAATTAGAGGCCGAAAAGTCCATTTTGAGCATCGAGAACATGGTTATGAAACCTAAAGCAGAGTATTTCGATGAATTAGTTGATAGGAACTTATTGACTAGCTTCCGTGAAACGGCTAAACAACTGAAAATCAAGGAACGCAAATTTATTGATTTTTTACTAGAGAAGAAATATATCTATCGTGATAAGAAGGGCAAGTTGCAACCGGCAGCTAATAAAAATGACGGTTTGTTTGAGGTTAAAGAGTCCCTTAATGAAAAAACAAAATGGTCTGGTACACAAACTCTCATCACACCTAAAGGACGCGAAACTTTTAGATTGCTATTCATTTAGCAAAAAGCACCTAATGGTGCTTTTTTTATGCCCAAAAATAGAAAGGAGGTGAGAAAAGAAATGAGTTTCTTTCAACCATTAGGATCTTCTAAGGTGTCTTACGATGATTATATCGCTTCGGTGGTAGGCGGGAATTACTCCCCTGAATATGTTGGAGTTTCAGCGCTGAAAAACAGCGACATTTTAACAGCTGTATCTATTATCGCTGGTGATGTGGCCCGCTTTCCTTTGCTAAAAAAAGACACTACAGGCAATATCGAGCAAGACGAAGAAATTAATTATCTTCTGAACGTGAAATCAACAGGAAACACATCTGCTCGAACCTGGAAGTTTGCTATGACAGTTAATGCGATTTTAACTGGCAATTCGTTTTCTCGAATCTTGAGAGATCCTAAGACTGGCAAAGCGCTTCAATTTCAGTTCTACAGGCCGTCAGAAACGACCGTAGAGGAGACAAACGACCACAGGTTGATTTATACCTTTACCGATCGTTTAACGGGGGCTACGATCAAATGTGAGGCTCCCGATGTCATTCATTGGAAGTTCTTTAGTCACGATACGATTTTAGGAAGATCACCACTATTATCTCTGGGAGATGAAATCTCACTGCAAGATGGCGGTCTGAATACCTTGATTAAATTTTTCCGTGATGGCTTTTCGAGCGGAATTATCAAATTAAAAGGCGCTCAGTTGAACGGTGAAGCTCGCAAGAAAGCCCGGATGGACTTTGAGAAGATGCGAGAGGGTTCAACAGGCGGTAGTCCTTTAGTCTTTGACGATACTCAGGAGTACACACCACTTGAAATTGATACGAACGTACTGCAGCTGATTACTTCCAACAACTTTTCGACAGCTCAGATTGCCAAAGCCTTGCGCGTGCCTAGTTATAAATTGGGCGTGAATAGCCCTAACCAGTCTGTAGCGCAGCTGATGGAGGATTATGTCACAAATGACCTGCCTTTTTATTTTGACGCGATTACAAGCGAGCTAGGCCTGAAAGTGCTGGATAATGACGAGCGACGAAAGTATCGAATAGAATTTGATACTCGCAGTGTCACTGGACGAAATGTGGATGAAATTGTCAAACTGGTAAACAACCAGATTTTGACTCCTAACCAAGCCTTGATTGAGCTTGGCAAGGAACGCTCTAGCGACCCGAATATGGATCGTTATCAATCCAGCCTAAACTATGTCTTTCTGGATAAGAAAGAGGAATACCAGGCAATGAAAGGAGGTGAGACAAGAAATGCCGAAACGAATCAAGATGAAAGGTCCACTGATTCCAAATAATAGTCAAGAAGCCTATGACTATTTCGGAATGGAAGCTGTCAGTGCTAAGTCGATCACGGATGCTTTTCCAGAAGACAACAGCGACATTGTGCTGGAAGTCAATTCAAATGGTGGTCTGGTGACTGTTGGAAGTGAAATCTATACAGCTTTAAAAAGTTATCCAGGGTACGTCACGGTTGAAGTGGCTGGGATGGCAGCTAGCGCGGCTAGTGTAGCTATCATGGGCGCTGATAAAATTCTTATCAGCCCGACAGCGCAGATTATGATCCACAAAGCGCTATTCCACTGGGTATCTGGCAATAGCGATGATTTGGATAAAGCTTCTAATGCGTTAAAGGCTAGCGACCAGGCTATCGTAAATGCCTACGTCGCTAAAACCGGACTGAGCGAAGAAGAAATTCTAGACATGATGAAGAATGAAACCTTCATGTCAGCTAGCACCGCAGTAGAAAAAGGCTTTGCGGATGAAGTGATGACCTTTGATGATGTCGGAGCGGTAGCGAGTCTGGAAAATGGCTTGTTACCACAAGCAGTTATTGATGACTTTTACGCTAACCGTAGCAAGCGGAAGTCTGAAATTCAAAACATGCTACGAGAAATCGAAAAAGAAGAAATTCTAGAAGGACTATAAGTCCTATTTTTTATACTCAAAAAAGGAGAAAAATCTATGTTTGATGAAAAAATCAAAGAGTTACAGGCGACAATCGCAAATTTGAATGCTAGAATCGCTTCCAAAACATCAGAAGTAAAAGCGGCTTTAAACGCCGACGACTTAGACAAAGCCCGTGCAATCAAAGCGGAAATTGAAAATGCAAAAGCAGACCTTGTTTCTGCAAAAGCAGACTTAAAACTGTTTGAAGATACGATGAACGCAGGCGGTGCAGAGAAAAAAGCTGGTCAAAAGGTAGAACCAGAAGAAATGTCTTACCGCGACAAAGTCAACGCTTTCTTGAAATCTAAAGGAGCTGTTGCACATGAAGGTCTTCGTTTTGGTGAAACTCGCGACGAAGTTCTTATTCCGCTAAATGACATTGTTCCAAAAACAGATGGTGTATTGAAAACAAATACCAAGCCAGTAACAAGCGAAGAATTGGTGACTACTCCACTTCGTGAAGTGAAGACTGTTGTCGATTTGAAACAATTTACAAATGTTCACAAAACAAAGAAAGGGTCTGGTAAATATCCAATCCTTAAGAAAGCGACTTCACGTATGCATAGCGTTGAAGAGTTGGAAAAAAATCCGGCACTTGCTAAGCCAGAATTCGAAAATGTAGCTTGGGAAGTTAAAACTTATCGTGGAGCAATCCCAATCTCTCAAGAATCAATTGATGACGCAGACGTTGATGTTCTTGCTTTAATCGCTGAACAAATCGGAGAAATTAAAGTAAATACTACTAACTATGCTATTGCAGAGGTTTTGAAAACATTTGAAGCAAAAACTGTCACAAATCTTGACGAATTGAAAGCTATTATCAATGTAGCTCTTGACCCTGCTTATCAAGTATCTTTTGAAGCTAGCCAAAGCTTCTACAATCTTCTTGACACATTGAAAGACAAGAACGGACGCTACTTGCTGCAAGATTCAATTGTTTCGCCATCTGGTCGAGTTGCTTTAGGTAAAGTTATTAATGTCCTTTCTGACGAAACGCTCGGAGCTGCTACGGAATCAAAAGCATTCGTAGGAGATTCTAAGCGTGGTGTATTGTTTGTAGACCGTTTAGAAATCGGTCTGCGTTGGGCTGAAAATGACATTTACGGGCAGTATTTACAAGCTGTAATGCGCTTTGATGTTAAAAAAGCAGACGCAAAAGCTGGTTACTTTGTAACTTATACGCCCTAAGAGCGCCGCTGTTTCTGCGGCGAAACCAACAAATGCCAACACCAAGCAAGAAATTATGGATTATCTAGATAGTAAGAGTATCAGCTATAATCCATCAGCGACTAAAACGGAGCTTTTGGCTCTGATTGTTTGATAGGAGGTGCTCATGCCTGTTGAACAAGAATTGTTAAAGAGCGTGAAACTTTATTGCAAAATTGATTATGATTTTGAGGATGAAATTATTGAAGAAATGATTGAGTCTGCCCAGGATCAGATTTGTTTTGCGATAGATAGCAACGCTACACCAGAAGATTTTGCGAAATATGCAAAATTTCAGCTTGCTGTTAAAAAGCAAGTAAAAGAAGAGTACGAACACCGTGGGTTGTCAGCGGATAGCGAACGTTATCCCTTGGCAAACGGTGTTTTAAATATCATCCATCAATTGCGCACAAGGAGAGAGCTAGATGAGAACTCGAAAGATGAAAACTAGAATCACCTTCTTTTCGGAGCAAGGAGGGCAAAACGAAGACGGAGAAGTTATTTCTCCGGTTCGCAAAGACCTCTACACTTGTTGGGCAGAGGTTGTTAGAACCTCTTTAAAAGACTTTCAGGAAGGTGCTAAACAATCCACTAATAAGCAAGCTAAAGGGGTGATTGAGACTGAAGAAATTAAAACCTTCTACATTCGGCATCATCCGAAGGCTCCTTTTGATAGCTCGGATCATGTTGAATACAACGGAAATGGATACGATATCGTCGCAATCGATCCAGATGAAAATGACTTTGATTGTGACAAAATTATCGCTAAGAGGCGGATATGACAAAAGGTCTTGACGAAATTTTAGCCAACTTGACAAAGCTGCAAGTAAAAGCTCCAAGAGCAGCAAAAGCAGCTGTTACTGAAGTAGCTAATGAATTTGAGAAGCAATTGAAAGTCAACACACCAGAATATTTTATCGTGGAGGATGTCCATGCGAAAGATGACACGGTGGTCACTGGTTTTAAGGGTGCGAATGAAGGTCTTGTTTCTAAGGATATCGGTTTTGGGAAAACAACTGGTTGGCGGATTCACTTTCCGGATACGGGAACAAGTCGCCAAAAAGCTCAGAATTTTAAAGAAAAGACCATTACTGAAATGACTCCACGAGCAAAAGAGATTTATGCTCAGAAAGTAAAGGAAGGTTTGGGATTATGGTAGCTGAAACCAAAGCATACAGGCTATTAAGCCAAAATAAAGATTTTAATCAGCTTTTGGATAATATGCGAGGTAAAGAGTACGGCCTTGGTTTTAAGCAAGGGATCTTTATTTATGATATCCCAGAGAAGCCTACGAATCTTTTGCGTAAGGAACTTGCTCCTTTTATGCGCATCTATCCAACTTATCAAGGCCCTTTCGAACATTCGGACGATAAGGTCTTGGCGATGGAGACCAGAATCACTATCAACTTTTGGTGTGAAACAGCAAGTCAATCAGAAAAGATTGCAAAAATGATGGATGAAATTTTAGAAACAGGCGGTTTTGAAAGATACACCGCTAGCGAACTCCCGAGATATAAAGATAGCGATATTGACTTACTAATCAATGTAAGAAAATATCGTTTTTTTGATTGGGAAAACAACCAATAAGAAAAGAGGATACAAATGAAAGTAAAATTTGGATTGCGAGACTTTGAGCTCGGAGAAGTCACAGCAGAAAACAAAGTCCCTACCACAATCAAGCTACCTGGTATGAAGTCAGCAAAGATTGATATCACGAATGAATTGATCACCATTGCAGCGGATGATGGCCCGTATGTGGTTCTGTCATCTGGTATCACCGGCACGCAATTGGAAATTTCCGTTTTGGACTTAGCCACAGAAGTGCGTAAGGTGATGTATGGGATCACAGTGAAAGATGGTATTGAGGTCTACAATAAAAACCTCACTCCAAAAGATGTGGCTTGTATGTTCCGGACCTCTACTGAAGATGGTAAAGCTATCTGGATCGGCTTGCTTAAAGGAAAATTCTCACTCCCTGGAGTGGAAGCAGAAACTAAAGACGGCTCTCCTGATCCGAAAGCAGATACCGTTACAGGAAACTTCGTAGCTCGTGGCGATAGTGAAGATGGAAACGTCCTTGTCATTGGTCGTGAAGGCAACGCTGGGTTCCAACTTGAAAAATTCCGGGAGATGGTCTTCCCAAAGTCGTAAGCGGTGGCTCTCCGGCTTCTCCTCCTAGAAGTCCAGGGGCTACCGTCAGCTCATAATAAGGCTTGGATTTAAAGTCCAAGCTTTTCATTTTTATAAAAAAGGAGATGGAAATGTTTAAAATCACACTAAAGCAAGGCGGGGTGGATAAAGAATTCACCAAAGACTATATCAACGTTGAAGACAATCTGTTGGCAGTCGAGCACCAGGTCCGCCAAACAGCGCTGGTCCAAGATGTGAAAAAGGCGCAAGATCCGAAAGAACATCGCAAGTTGAACGAAAGCTACTTGAAGATGTTTGTGTCCATGTTCGGTGAGCAATTCACCGTGACAGACTTGAAACAGGCGGATATGAGCATTTTAGAGACGTTGAACTCTCTATATTTAGCTGCTCTTGGTGTCAAGGAAGATTCCGAAGAAACCGAGGAAGATTCCGAAAAAAAGGAACAATAAGCCCAGAAGAAGCCCGAGATAATTTACTGATATGGTTTCAGCAATTGATATCTGATGGATACTCTATCTTGGATATCAAAAGAATGAAGATGTCTGACTTTGAGCTCATGGTGAAAGCTATGGAAGTGAAGAAAGCAGAGATCGAAAAAGAAACTACTTTAGATAAAGCATTTCCATTCCTATTTGGCTAGAAAGGAGGATGAATGTCTAGCAACTTAGGGAATCTAGTAGCAACGGCTACTCTCGATATTGCTCCTTTTATGGCAAATACAAGGACTATGAATATGGCCTTACGAGGTCTAGACAAGTCCTTGAATGCGATGGAAAAAAGCTTCAAAAATGCTGGAAAAGGGTCGCAAGGATTGAGCGGGATGAAAGCCATATTATCCGAGACCGGAAAAAGCTTAGAAGCTTATCGGCTTAACTTGGCAAAGCAAACCGAGCATTACAACAATCTGAAAAAAGAAATCGGTGATGTTTCTACTGCCACGGCTGCCCAAAAGACCGCTCTCTTGGGTGCAAAATCGGCTATGAGCGATACAATCGCAAAAGTAGCAGAACTGCAGGCTAAATATGTGACTCTAGCAAACGAAATCAATATCCAGTCTAGTGCCTGGACAAAAGCCGGGACAGCCCTGTATGACATGGGGTCTAAATTTCAATCAGCAGGTCAGAAACTCAGCGGTGTGGGCTCTGCCCTGACCAAAGGTGTTACAGCTCCTCTTGTGGCTGGTGCGGGTATTGCGATTAAGGCTGCCATCGACTATGAATCTGCTTTTGCGGGCGTTAAAAAAACCGTAGACGAAACAGCCACAGTATCTTATGCGAAGCTATCTAATGGTATTCGCCAAATGGCCAAAGAACTACCAGCAAGCGCGGTAGAGATTGCCAATGTAGCGGAAGTAGCTGGTCAGCTGGGGATCAAGACAGAAGATATCCTGAAATTTTCTCGTACCATGATTGACATGGGCGAGTCAACCAACTTGAGCGCTGAGGAAGCGGCGACGGCTATTGCTAAAGTCGCTAACATCATGGGCTTAAGCTCGGATGATTACTCACGTTTTGGCGCCTCCGTGGTCGATCTCGGGAATAACTTCGCAACGACTGAAAAGGATATCGTAGAGATGACTAATCGTCTAGCTGCGGGCGGTCGTCTAGCTGGTCTGACAGCTCCTGATATCCTCGGCCTTGCGACAGCAATGAGCTCGGTTGGTATCGAAGCTGAAGCGGGTGGTACTGCCATGACTCAAACGCTGACGGCTATTGGTAACGCTGTATCTTTGACAGGAAAAGGGGCAGCTGAAAAGCTAGAGTTGATTGCCCATACGGCCGGCATGACTGCCGAGCAATTTCAACAAGCTTGGAAGGACAAACCTGTCCAAGCACTGCAAGCCTTTATCAAGGGGTTGGAAAATGCTCATAAGTCCGGAGAGAATGTCAACGGAATCCTTGACGATCTGGACATGAAGGGGATTCGACAAAGTAACATGCTGAAATCTTTGGCCTTAGCTTCGGACAAAATGTCATCAGCGGTTGATCGCTCTAATCGAGCTTGGAAAGAAAATACAGCTTTGACGAACGAGGCTAATAAGCGGTATGCGACTACGGAATCTCAGCTGAAGATGTTTAAGAATCAGCTAACAGATATTGCTATTGAGTTCGGCGGACCTCTTTTGCAAGCTTTGAGAAACGGCCTTGATGCAGCTAAACCATGGATCACCAATCTAGCTAACATGGCTAAAGCTTTTAATAATATGAGTACCGAGCAACAACAGAGCATTATTAAGTGGGGGCTGTTGGCAGCGGCAATCGGACCAACGTTGAAGCTCCTTGGAGGTGGCTTGTCGATCTTAGGCGGCTTTATGAAAGGTATCGGTGGCGCTTCGAAAGCTATAGGTCAGCTTGTCGGTACTTTGAAAACCATCAGAGAAGTTGGTAGTGTGGCTGGTGGCTTAAAAGCTGTGACAGCTGGAATAACCGAAACAGGCGCAGCTACTACAGCACTAGGAACTGCCACAGCGACAGCATCTGGTTCTACCACTCTACTAGGCCAAGCTATAGCAGCTCTGGGAGGCCCGATAGGCCTTATGATTGGAGGCATCGGTTTAGTTACGGCAGGTTTGGTCTACCTCGGAAACGAGAAAGACAAGGCTCGCATCAAAGCGGAAGAGTTTGGTACTCAGCTAAGTGAAACAGCTCGTAGTGAGCTGCGCAGCTTCCAAAAAGTAGTTGATGAGACTAGCAATGCTGTTGCTAACTTCGGAACTCACGCTGGTGATGCTGATAAGGTCGCTGGATCCTTTAAAAAGCTGTACGAAGAAGTAGTTAATTCCGCTGATAAGGCGAATAAACGACTACAAGAATTGGCTGATAAATGGGGCATAAATCCTGAACAAGTGGCTAAGGCTCAGGAATACAACAACCAAATGGTGAGTAATACTGAGTCAATGATGAATCAGATCAATGATATCTATCAACGCCATAACGGTGATGCGAGCAAGTTTTCCAAAGAAGAAAAAGAAATCATCCTCAACAACCAAAGAGAGATGATTTCCGCGAAGCTAGAACTCATGAACCTATCTGCTAAAGAGCAGAAGGCAGTTTTGCAGGCTTTAAATGGGGATATTATCACCCTAAATGAGACTCAGCTCAAACACTCGAGAGAGAGTTTGGAGAAGGCTATGAAAGAGGAGAATAGCCTGTATAAAGAGTCCAAAGCAGAACTGAAAGAAATGCTCAGCTCTAAATTGCTCACAAAGCAGGAATACAATGCCAAGATGAAGCAGTTGGAGAGCGAGCACAATCAGACCATGGAGGCCTTGGGAACTAAATATCTGGAAGTCATGAAGACTCTGGATGATAAGGTCAAACTGCGGACGGGGCAGAGCTGGAATTACTGGGAGGAAGCAAAGAAACTACTCGAAGACTACGGATTATCCTATGAAGAAATAGGAGAGAAAGCCTCTAAAGCTGCTAAGGAAGCAGGAAACTCGCACAGTATCCTTGCTAAATATAGCAGCGAAATGTCTGCTACAACCAAGGAGGCTAATGATGCCTGGTCTCTTTTGGTTGGTAATATCAATAAAAATAACCAATTTGAGGTTAAATCTAACGTCAAGGAGGTCATTGGCGAAGCAGTCAAATCCGCTGAGGGATGGGAGCAATTGAAGTTTATCGCTAAAGAAGCGGAGCTTAACTCTAATGCTCGGGCGACAATCGCTGAAGCTCTGGTCGAGTCTGGCAAGTGGGCAGAAATGTCTCTGGAAGAAAAGAAACTCATCGTCCAAAATCAAGCCGGTTTGCAGGCCATCTTTGATAGCCAGCAGCACCTAGCAATCTGGAATAGTCTACCTGCCGAAACCAAGCAACTCCTGATGAATAATAAGGATGTGATGAACAAGGCAGATGTGGCTAAGCAGGCTTTGGAAAACTACAATAAACTGACTCCGCAGCAAAAAGAACTGCTGGCCAGAGATGAGGAATTTCAAAAGGCGGTTTCTCGCTCTACGGAGACTCTGAAAAATTGGGATATGGCCAATCCATTCCCTAAAGACCTTTTGGTCAATGGCGATAACGCCCTTTTAAATACTGGGCTAAGTATCGCTAAGCTTGATATGTGGAATCAGGCAGCTACGCCAACGAAGGAGCTAAAAGGCGATTCAACCTCTGCTGTGACAGAAATCGGTAAGGCAATTGGGGCGGCTTGGAATTTTAACAACTTGACCGTGCCTACGAAAAATTTGAACGGCGACTCTACTTCGGCAGTAGTAGAGGTCGGGAAAGCTATCGGTGCAGTTAATAACTTTAATGGTACGGCAGCCCCAACTAAACCACTGCCATCTGATGCTACCCCGACTCAGAATGCATCGAATCAAGCTATTGGAGCAGTCAATAGCTTTAACAATACCTTGGCTCCGACGAAGATGCTTACAGGAGACCCTAGCTCCGTCCTTGGCGCTTCTAACCAAGGTATCGGAGGCTTAAATAGCTTCAACGGCACTCCTACGCCAACCAAGCACCTTACGGCTGTTGACAATGCGTCTGGGGTTGCTTGGGGGGTTATTGGCACCTTAAACAGCATTCCGCGGACGATTACAACGGTCATTCAGACCGTACGGAGTTGGATCGGGCATGAAAAGGGAACTAATTTCCACGAGGGCGGCCCCGCTATGGTCAACGACCAGAGAGGTACGCTCTATAAAGAAATGGTTACTTTGCCTGACGGCACTTCCTTTATCCCAGAAGGCCGGAATGTAATTTTGCCACTTCCTCGTGGTTCAAAAGTCTTAAAAGCTGGACTCACGCGAAACTTGATGAACTCTCTAGGAATGCCGCTCTATGCTGAAGGGATAGGCTGGGAAAATACCAAGGTCGCTAAAATCACTCAGAGAATCAAAAATATCAACGAGTGGAAGCGAGAAACTGAAGAGCGTGATTTGGCTTCGCTCATGGAAGAACTGCTAAAAGAGACTAGACTTGGAAACCGAAAGACCACTCGTCCGAACCAAAACTATACTCTAAACGTGAGTGGCCAAGGCGGCACCCACGAATTAACGCCGGAATTCATGCAGCGGTTGATTAGAGAATTAGCTTACTACACTAGACAGGAAGGAGGTAGAATGACTTGACCCATTTTGTATTTAACGGAAAATCAAATAAGGAATTTGGTTTAGGAATCGCTGTAGGAAAAGTACATTCTGCAGCTTCCCCTGAAGTAGAAAGAATTGCTGTACCAGGGCGAGACGGTGATTTGCTGGTAAGCAAGAATAGACTGAATGCTGTAGAGAAAAGCTTTCCGGTTAATCTTGTCAACGAAGCTGGTCTTATCGCAACGAATATCTCTGCCATTAGTGAATGGCTAGGGGTTTTAGGTTATCACGACCTGACTATTTCCTATGATCCGGAATTCGTTTATCGAGCATCTTACCTTGAAACTTTTAGTGTTGAGGAGACACTTCGGCAATTTGGGAAAACAAACATTACCTTTCTTTGCCACCCTGTCAAATATTATAAAGATGGATTGGCTAAGGTGAATCTGACTAGTGGACAGACGTTGAGAGGAAAAGGCAATGTTCCTGCAAAGCCCATCATTGAAATTAGCGGGAACGGCACAACGACATTGACCATCAATGGTCGCAAGACAAAGCTCAAGGATATCCAGGGCACAATTACACTAGATATGGCTGCAAATCAGGTCTATTCTGGTAACTTGCCAGCTTGGGATAAGATGGTGCGTGCGCCGGAATACCAGAAGCCTTTTCTTGATGCGGGGTCAAACAAAATTTCTTGGGATGGGAATTTTCAAGTCTCAATTGTTCCGAATTGGGGGGTGAAGATTTGAAACCCATTTTATACAACAAAAACGAAACTAGGTTTGACACCTACGGCTTAGGAGAAATCGATGCTCTAAAAGGCAACGCTACCAGAGAACGCAACGGGAATTACTCCGCTTACCTGGAATATCCAGCTAGTGGTCCGTTGGCATCTGTATTTGAAAAAGAAATGAAATTTAAGGCAGATGCAGGTACGCGAACTAAGAACCAGACTTTTGAAATTGTGCGCATCGTCAAAGATAGCTCTAGCACGATCAAGATTTATGCGCAGCATATATCACACAAACTAGAGTATATGAGTGTAAGGCACGGAATCAAGGTGTCTGGAACGGCTGATTTAGCTTTGAAAACTTGGGCGAAGAATTTGATAGGAGACTATCGTTTCGACACATGGTCAGATATTGATACGGTGCTTCCCGTCACTTTTCTAGTGGATAAGATGGAGAATGCCCGACTTGCTTTGGGTGGAGTAGAAGGCTCTATTTTGGACATCTGGGGCGGGGAGTATGAGTTTGACAACCAAACTGTCCGTTTGCATAAGCGGCTTGGTCGTAGAGCTCCTACCGTCTTGGAATACGGTCGAAATATTTTATCTGCCGAATCAGACGAAAGCATTGAGTCAGCTTACACCTCTGTCGTGCCTTTTGCTACTTACACGCCAGAGAGTCAGGAAGGCGACTCGAGACAACAAGAGCCCGTCTTGGTGACCATCCCCGAAGGCTATGTGGACAGTAAGTATGTATCAATGTACGCCAACCGTCGAATTAAAGTCGTTGATTTTTCCAGCGAATTTAAAGACGAAGGCACGGGAGAAAGCAAGAAGAAGGATATTCCAACTCCTGAAAAGCTAAAAGAATTAGCGGTTAAGTACATGGATAATAATCGCATTGGCGCGCCTAAAATTAACACAAAAATTGAGTATGTGGATTTGGCGCAGACGCTTGATTATGCCGAACATGGGTGGATTGAAGAACTTGAACTCTGCGATATCGTCCCTGTTTACTATCCAGAAATCGGAATTACTGAAGATGATGCGAAAGTGACTAAAGTTGTTTACGACTTTTTAAACGATCGCAATGAATCAGTGGAATTCGGGCTGGTCGGAGAATCTATCCGGTCAGCTATGACGGGTGGCTTAGCAGGGCGTTTGGACGATTTGGAAAAGAACCAGCAATCTCTTGAGAATCGCCAATCTGAAATGGCTTTCGAACTGCCAAAATACCTACTTGATGCGAAAGGGAACCGTGTCTGGAATGAAACGCCAGACGAAAACATTGAGCATAAAGTCGGTGATATTTGGTTTGAGAAGAACGGACTCTACCAAAGGCTCTACATCTGGAATGGAGAGATGTGGGAAAAGCGCATCGACACTGAAGATGTATCTAAAGTGGGTGAAAAATTTGACGCTGAAGTCAAAAAAATCAACCAATCCATGGCCACCCAGACCCAGCAAACCACCCAAGCCCTCCGCTCTGCTGGCGCTAACGCCTCGGCCATCGAAGCTGCCAAGGACGCTATCACCAAGCTCAATCAGGACTTGGCCGGTGCTAAGCAGACCAATCAGGCTGCGATCGACCGACTAAAATCTGACTTTGCCAATGCGCAGAAGACAGCGAGCGACCAAACAGCGCTCCTGAAAAGCGACTTTGCTAATATCCGCACCAAGCAGAGCCAAGCTGAGTCTGAGATAGCCAAACAAGTCGCAGCGCTCAACGCAGCCAAGTCAGAGCTTGCCAACGTAAAATCAGCTCAAGCAACCTATGAGCAGACGACTACTCGCAGGCTGGCAGAGCTGGTCAACGTGGCCGATGGCAAGGCTAGCAAGTCTGAGCTCACGCAGACGGCGGAGGAGTTGAGTAGTAAGATTGCGAGTGTGCAGGCCTCTGGTCGAAATCTCTTTTTAAATTCGCTTTTTAAACAAGACATCAGAAAAGCTGGTATTTTGACGACAAGCACCTACACAGCTACCATCGATGATACAAATAAGTATCTTGGTCACAACGCTTTGAAAATCGTTGGTCAAGATCCAGCTGGTAAAGATGGTGGCAACCCTAAAATCACTTATCCAGCTACTGGCCAGTATGGCAAAGTAGCGCCTGGAAGCATGACCAATCAAGAGGTGACCATCAGCTTTTATGCCAAAGCTGAAAATGTTGGAACGATTTTACGCTCTAGGCTTGGATACATTGGTTTTAAAGACGGGAATGTGACCTTGACCACAGAAGTCAAGCGCTATGTGGTTAAATTTTCGAGGGCTTGGACTGGGTTATCCAACTTAACAACCAACGAATGGCTGTTTAATCTCAACAGAGCGGACACGGTCTGGATTTGGATACCAAAATTTGAAGTAAGCGACACAGACACGCCTTACTCAGAAGCCCCCGAAGATGTCGAAAATCAAATCTCAGCAGTTGAATCCAGTTTTAAACAACGAGCAGACTCGCTCGAGGCTGGCGTGAACCGCTTGACTGAGGGGCTCAAGACCAAGGCTGATAGCAGCGCTTTGACATTGCTCTCAGACAGGATATTGGCCTCTGTCAAGTCGCTTGAGACAGACACGGATAACAAGCTCAACCAAAAGCTCAGCACAGCTGAATTTGATGTGCGAGCGAGTGGAATTCGTCAGGAAATCCTCAATGCGACCAAGGACAAGGCTGATAAGGCTTTGGTGATGACAGAGGCTGGACGGTTGAGAGAGGAGTTAGCAAGTCTTTCGGTCGGTGGTCGAAATCTTGCATTAGGAACAAGCAAAGAGTGGTCCAGCCCTTTTACAAATTTTTCGGGGAATCAGAACTTTTGGTCTCCGCTCTACAAGGTTTTAACTGATGGCTTGCAAGTCGGCGACACATTGAGGTCTAAGATCATACTCAAGTACACTGATGTACGACCAGCGCCTGGCAAAACTGCGACCGTTTGGCTACAAGGCAACGGGAACGTAACTGGTTGGGCAGCTGGAACTTACAATGGCAGTCCTGCCAAAACCCTTAACGGAAGCGGAGAAATCACATTTGAACATTCCTTTAAAATCACCGAAAATCATCTGAAAAATGCCTATTGGAATTGGATGTTTAGGACTGATTATATCGCTAGTGGGTCGCTCCAATGGAAACTTGCCAAGGTTGAGAGCGGGTCAGTTTTTACGAGTTGGTCACCAGCACCAGAAGATGCTGACGGCCTAATCACTGAGGCTAAGGCGGTCTTTGAACGGACGGTTGAGGGGCGGTTCGCTACCATTTCTCAGCAGATAGCAGATAAAGCCAACCAGACCGAGTTCCAACGGGTGCAAGAGACGAGCAAGCTCTATGAGCGTTTGATCGGCTCGACCGAAAAGGAAGTCATAGACAAGGTCTCTCGCATGGCTTTGACTAATGAGCTGTTTCAGGTCGAGGTATCGAAAAACCTTGACCTTCGCACAGTACAGTATCAGATGGCAAATGCCTGGGCGGTGCAGAATCTCAATTCGAATGGCGATATTATAAGTCAAATTAATATGACTGGCCCGAACGTGCGCATCCAAGGCGAGTCTATCCACTTGGACGGAAAAACTTTGATTGACAACGGGATCATCAAGAATGCCATGATTGAAAGCATGATAGCAGACAAGATCACAGCTGGCACGCTCAACGCTGCAAATGTAAATATTGTCAATTTAAATGCTAGCAAAATCGTCGGCTTAGACGCGAATTTCATCAAGTCTAAGATTGAGTTAGCATTTATTGAGTGGATGAAAGGAAAGGTCATTACAGCTCAGAACGACGCGATGAAAATTGACTTGAATGCTGGTCAAATCAATTATTACACAGACAAGGCAGCATTGAAACGAGTTTTAACAGGCTATCCTAACCAATTTGTTAAATTCGCGACAGGAAAAGTCGTAGGCAAAGGTCTTGCCGGGGTTACGATAATTGGTTCTAATCGTTACGGCAACGAGAGTTCTGACGATGGTGGATTTGTTGGAATTCGCGCATGGAATGGCCCTGATATTGACCAAGTCGATATTGTAGGAGATACTGTCAGATTGACTAGCTCACCGTTTGAATCTGCGGATGGATGGGATGTTATCACTTTACCAAACAAGCTAGAGATTGACGCTCACAATGTCAATCATCGTGTTTCTTCGAGGATGAAAGTTGGTGATGTGTGGCTATGGAAGAATGCTTCTACATACTCAAGCATGAGAGAGACCATTAACCTCATCATCGATAATCTCCAACTATTACACAATAACAAAACGACTGAAAAAGGCTATAACTACACTATGCCTGCAAAAGTTTAGGAGGAAAAAATGAACGAAAATATCCAATCAAAACTAGCAATCAAAATTGCTAGCCAAGCTTTAACAATCGCAACGCTTGAAGCTCAAAACGAAGAGCTTCAGGTACAACTGCAACAAGCTCTTGAACACAACCAAGAGCTTGAAACTTCGCCTGAAACAAGCACGGCGCCAAAAACAGAAAAAGGAGAACAACTATGACTTTAGAAATCGTAAAAACTACAAAACTCGTTGGAAGCCTAAAGATCGATGACACAGTCATTAAGACAATGACTGCGGATATCGATAATAAGGGCGTGACCACGTTTACCGAATGGATCAACGACAGCGAAGCGTATGCTGCGAATCGTCGTGAGGTTCGCACGCAGGAAAAAGCGTTTCAGGACGCTGTCTATGCTGCGGAAGACGCTATTATCGCTGAGCTGGAAGCTGCCGAAAAATCCCAAAAATAGGAGGCGGTGACATGTGAATTCGATGGATTTATTAGATAAGATTACAACGGTCTTAGTCGTGATTATTCCCAGCTATTTTAGCTATCGCAGCAATCAAAACAGCAAGGAAACCGACAAGCGAATCGAAGCTCTGGTTGAAGATTTGGGCGACCTGAAAGAGTCCGTGACCGATATCCAAAATATCGGGAATAGGAATAATCAGGATCTAAACCTGATCCAAAAAGGCTTACAGCGGCTTCAGCGTTTTCGATTGCAGGAAAATTTAAAAAAAGCTTTGAGGCGTGGCCAGACTACCCAGTATGAGCTGGAAGAGCTGTCCCGCCTCTATGAGAGCTATGTTGAGCTTGGCGGCAATGGTGCTATCAAGCTTTTGTATGAGAAATTCTCAAAATTACCAATTAGAGAGGAGAAAGTATGAATAAGATCAATTGGACAGTGCGCCTGAAAAATAAAAACTTCTGGCTGGCCTTGGTGCCAGCTATCGCCTTGCTTTTGCAGGCTGCAGGCGACATCTTCGGGCTGAAGCTAGAATTTGGGGTAACGATTGATAAGATTTTAGTCTTTATCAATGTGCTCTTTGCTTTATTGGTGCTAGTCGGGGTTGTTAACGACCCAACGACAGCTGGCCTGGGAGACAGTCAACGGGCTCTAAATTATGATGAGCCTAAGAAATAACATAAAAGAGCAGGCGTTGAAGCTTGCTCTATTTGCTTTTGCTGCGGGCTACTTTTGGCTCGTAGCTTTTGAAAAATTGAAAGGAAAATAAAAAAATGACAAAAGTAACTGAATACGCAGAAGGAAATTTTCGCTTTGGCTTTGGGACAAAGCTTTATCTAGCTCGCAACGAAGAAGCTCAAGTACGTGCTCACATCTCTACACCAGCCACACAGCGTTGGGATAATGGACAATATACATTAAACGAAAGGATCGCAGAAGGCTTTAAACCTGCCCATCCTGTAACATTTACAGCTAAAGTCATTGCTCAAGGTAAAATCCAACCACAAGCTGCGATTGATTTCGTTTTGATGCCAGATGGCCGTGTGCTGGTCAATGCTAGCAATGTGCGCCAGCTACCTACACCGCTTGAAATTGTTGGCGAGGTAACTTATATTATTGGCGCGAGTCAGTTTGATAAATAGGAGGAAAATAATTATGACAACAGTAAACGAAGCATTAAACGATCTATCAGCTCTTGTGGACTCTGGCACTCCCGTCGGAAACGGTGAGTGCTACGCGCTTGCAAGCTACTATGAAACCCTCATCAATCCAGACAGTACAGTTGGTCTGGGAGCTGGCGTTGGCTATGTAAGCGGCGCAATCGGAGACACTATCTGCGCCGCGAATATCGGCACAAGCTATGACTGGGAATCAAATGGCTGGACGGTTACTAACGATGGATTCTTGCAGAGTGGTCAAATCTTGACCATCGAGGGAACGGATTGGAACCCATACGGGCACGTTGTAGTCGTTGAATCAATTGATGGTGATCAACTCGTAGTAATTGAGCAAAATTACGCAGGAGCACGCTATCCTGTGCGCAACTACTATAGCGCGTCTGATTACATCCAGACCGTGGCGCACTTTATCACGCCGGCGCAATCAAGCGGCGCAATCGCTGACGAATCTACTAGCGTATCTGAGTCAAATCAATATGCCGAAAATGGTACAATGACCGTGACCGTAGATGCCATCAATGTCCGCCGTGCTCCTGATACCTCAGGAGAGATAGTCGATAAATACACTAAAGGACAAAGCTTTAAGTACGACACTGTAATCGTGGATGCTAATGGCTTTGTCTGGGTGTCTTATATCGGTGGAAGTGGAAATCGTAACTATGTAGCAACTGGCCCTACTCAAAATGGCAAGCGTTACGGCGCGGCTTGGGGCACGTTTAAATAAAAAACCGCAGCGGAAACTGTGATGAAAAATATATTTTCTTAAATTTTAATCTACCCCGGCCGAAAGGCTGGGGCTTTTTTATTTTCAAAAATTTTGAAATGTAGTATAATATATCCAGTTGTATTTTAATTCTCGTCTTAGTGAGAATAAGGTTCAACCGCACACAACCTTTTTTAGAAGGTGGCGCCCGATTCGGGCGCAT